GGCGGGTGTACTTGCGCCAGTAATGTGTCAGCTGGTGGCGAAGTCGAAGGTGGGGGTGCCGGCGGGACGGAAGTTGACCGTCACGGATTGGGCGTCATCGGGATTGACGTTCATGCTGGCCGACGTGATCACAGCATCAAATGCGATCGAGCGACTCAGGGTGTCGTCCAGGGTGCCGCCGCTGAACACGCGATCGGTGTACAGCTTGAAGGCAGCGCCAGTCTGTTGACGCTGAAGCACGTCTTCAATCAGACGGTTGGACAGCGACAGCTCCTCGTTGGTCATGTAGGCAGTGGCGGTGCCGCTGCCGTCGCCAAAACCGGAGATGTAGCTACGGAAAGGGACGTACTGACCAGGGGTTTGACCGATGGTTGTTACGTCGATTTCGGCCCGGCTGATCTCGAAGCTCCAGTCGCGGACTTGGCCGACAACGGCAAAGTCGGCGTAGGTAACTTGGAATTCGTTGGGAATGACAGCGGTGCCATCGTCGGTGATGGTCACGGCTGTGCCGCCTGCAGTGGCGGAAACCTGCAGCACGCCAGTGGCAGGTGCGTAAGCAATCACGTAGTAGGTGGTGCCTGCGGTGATGCCTGCGGGGAGGGTGCCAGTGCCAGAGCCGCCGGTCTGGCTGTTGATCACGCTGAACTTGACGGGATCGCCTACCTTGAAGTTCAGGTAGGGGGCGACGGTGATCTCGTTAGTGCCGGTGTTCACGTTGGATTCACCGAACGATCCGGTGGTTCCAGCGGGCTTGTAGTAGAGGGCGCCGGACGTGCCGGACAGTACGGTAGTTGCCATTGGCTTACCAAGATGGACGTTTGGGCGGGCACTGCCCGGCTTATTACAGGTTAGCGCCAGTCTTTACCTTTATTACGTAAGCACAGTTGCAACGTAAGACGTTTCAATCCTTCCAACAAAGTGCGGAGCTTCCTCTGTTGCTGAAAATGTAGGTCCATTGATCTCGCCAACCTTAAAGTACACGCCCGAGGTGCTTTTGGTGGAATTGTTGAGTGTTTCCAGCACATTTACGGCGGTGTTTAGAAGGGTTTGGTTTCGGGCTGGACCACGCCCTTTCTCTGTAAAAACACGGATAACAACTGCGCCCCGCGCATTATCAACGCTAGACGTAAGCGTGGGCTCGTTGGTAATGCCGAAAGTAACATTGACGCGAACGTATTCAGTGGTGGTGTTAGGTGGCGTGGCAGTGATGTTGTCAAAATAGACTGGGACTGCTGGGGATAGGTTGTTAAAGGCGGTTAGTAGGGGGCCTTCGACCGCAGCGCGAATAGCTTGGTAGTTCATAGTCGAATCCTGCCTAGCTCTGCATCAAGTTCTACTTTAATTCGCCGATCTATTTGACCTCCACGCAGGTAGGTTGTGTACCAGTCGAGTGGGGCTGTGCTTCTGTTGGGGCCTTCGTCGTCACCGATTAGGTCGCCCCTGTAGCCGCTTACGCGAGTGCCTCTTTCGTATTCTTTGATTGGATCTGTGCCGGGGTCTATGTAATTACTTTCGACTAAATCTCTCGCTGCGTCGGCGTAGCTTGAGAAATTGGATATAACGTATTTGTTTTCGTCAAAGGCAAAGCCTCTGCCGCTAAGTAGGGGTGCTGGAATTCTGCGAGGTAGGCCAGGTGCTCCAGTGCCGGCAGTTCTGCGGCCGTCTCCTGTGTCTATTTCCCATGAGTTTGAGAATTTGCCTGACCAAACTGGGCCAGCTTCTTGTAGATCGACGACAATTTCTTCTGCTGCTCTTGCAGGGCCGCGACTAAATGCTGCAACTGCAATTCGGTCTAAATTCTCGCCTAAACGATCCAGTTCGTTTAGTAGTTTTCGGTTTCTAGCCATTATTGGGGCCTCACGATTAGAGAGTGGTAGACCGGGTTGTCGCCACGATAGGTCGTGATTGAGATGATTTTTGCCTCGCGGGTGGCGCCGTCTTGGGTGTATTTGATGCGGTCAGCCTCGCTTGGATAGTAAGTTCCAAGCTCGGTGGTGCCGAGGATGATTTTTAGGTCGGTGGATTGGTAAAGGCCTTCGGATTCGCGCGGTGTGAGGCGGAGGATGACGCCCTTGAAGCTGACTTCGGTATCTGCTCCAGTGATTGCTCCAGTGGCTGGGTCGTAGGTGCGTGGCGTTGTGGTTTTGATGTAGGTGAGGTCTTGGCCCCACACAGGCATCAGAGAATTTGGGATTGAGGCGAATGTGGAGTCGATTAGGCCCATGTCAACCTCGGAATAGGCGGACGGCGTAGTTTGTGGCGCCGCCTAGGCAGTAGGGGCCTAGGTAGGTCTGCAGCCACGGATAAAGGTCGAAGATGTTGTTGACCAGGCCGGGGGTGGTCGAGCTGTCTTTGTACTTGACCTTGAGTTCGCCGATCTCTACTTCGTCGTAGAGGCCCGTGATGCCGGTTGTTCCAGTGATGGCGTCGGGGTCGTTGGCAAAGGCGCGGGCAAGCTCGTAGGTGGCAACCTTGATGCCTTGGGGAATTAGTGTGCAGGCAAGCTTGATGCCATCGACCTTGTAGTCCTTGCGGGGCCACTTCAAGGCTTGGGTTTCGGTGCAGCGGTTGCCGTAAAAGCTCAGCGCGTCGATCCAGCGCGTGGCCGAAAGTAGGGCGCGGGTTTTTTGGTCGTCGCTTTTGTTGACCCAGGTCAAGGAATCTGGGACGGTCTCGAAATACGTGTCTGCTTCCGCCAGCGTCACGTAGCTGTTGGCCGACGCGCCCTGCAGAGTGGCATCAATAGTCGCGGCCACAGTTAATACGCTCTTTTTCCGAGTTTAGCCCTTATGCGTCGTGTCGATGTTTTCGCTAGTGGTTGCAACATCGATGCGTGGTATATCGTCGCTCCATCCATCTGGAGTTCGGCGCTGCGTTCTAGGTGATCGCCATATGGGATGTCCTCATGCCAGCGGCGATTATTCTGTGCAACGTAGAGACGTACCAGTTTCATGCCGATTCGTAAGTCTTCTGATGCTGAAGGCAGCGTAAAGCCTGCAGCACCCAAAGAAAATCCTGCATTGCCAGGCAAGAAAATTCGCAAACTTGAGGATGTTGCACTCGAAGTTAAGCGGCTTCGTGAACAAGAGGGTCTTGATCTGACTCAAATTCGGGAGAAACTTGAGGTGAGTTATGACGTGCTGAACCAGTTGATTTTGCAGTCGTATAAGAGTGTGATGAATACGCCTGTGGTGTTTGAGGTGCAGGAGAAGATTCGCTTGGGGATTGAGGATTGACATAAAAAAGGCCCCCGGAAGGGGGCCATGTCGTCCGTTTGGTACGGATCAATATACGGTGGTGTCGAACGGGGTGTTCACCAGCAGACGGGCCACGGGGACCATCTTGGTGGTGCTGAACACCAGGTTCCAGCTGCTCACGTTGGCCAGGTTGCCGGTGGTGGCAGCGTTGGTGGGGTTGTCGCCGGAGGCGGCCCACTTCGTGCCAGTCACGTGGTAGCCGTAGTGGTAGTCCACTGCCAGCACGTCCTGCATGGACAGGATGTTGCGGTCTGCAGCGAGGCGGAGATCCTGTTGGATGCCCTCGGAAACGACGCCCGAGCGGAACAGGTAGACCGGGTACTTCACCACTTGGCCGGTGGTGCCGCCGGCCAGGTAGGTCAGCTGGTCGTCGATTACGACGCGCATGCCTGCGAAGAAAGGCACGTCGGTCGAACGGACGCCCACGCCGCCTGCGCCCCAGGTCACGGCGCCGGAGGCTGCCAGTGCAGAGGTGCTGAAGGTCAGCATGCCCACCTGCTGCAGGTAGTAGGCAACGTTCGAGTGCATAGCGATGCTATCCATCTCGTCGCCGCGCTCACCCAGCACAGACTTGGCGGCCACCACGTTGGTAACCGTCAGGTAGTTCGACTCGCCAGGAGTGGTGGTCGAAGTTTTGTCGGTCTGGTTGGGGCCGAGGACGCCGTTGCCAGCGATGCCGCCGAACAGGCCCAGCAGGTGGTTGGACAGGGTGGCGGTCTTCAGCTTGTTGATCGCAGCGGTCAGCTGGTCACGAACATGGCTCAGGGGATCGGAGCCAGTGCCGAGCTTGCTGAGGTCGTCAGCTGCGTATGCGAAGCCGCGATGCAGGATCGTCATGATCTGCTCGTCGGCGGTCACGTTCTGGGGAACGAGGTAACCGCCGCCACCACCCCAGGTGCTGTTGCTGAGGATTTGGGTCTCAGTCGGGGCGATGGGGTCGAAGAAAGGCACGCGCACGCGGGTGCCGCCGGCGCGGGCGTCCAGGGCAGCATTACGCTGAATGATGCCGCTCTGGATCCAGCGGGATTGCTCGAAAATTGCCTCCGAGGTGTACTGGAGGAATTCGGGGCGTGTAACCAGGTCGGAGAGGAAAGTACCCCCAGACCAGTTGCCATTAAAAGCGGACATTGTGTAGCTCCAGTGGAGTCGTTGTTAGCGGTTGCCCCACAGGGGCTTACTTTCCGGCCTCAGCTTTAAGGAGACGTGCGCGATCGGGATCGCTAGACAGCATCACCATCTGCTGGGTAATGTTCCAGCCCTCTTGTGACCAAGGGTTGGATTGACCGGGGAGGGCGGTGGCGCGGGCACTACCTGCGACACCCATTCCGGCGCGGTTCGTAGCAGCAAAGTGATGCTCGTAACCACTGCCGGGGTTTTTCAAGTTGGCGATATACTCGCCAACCGGAACTTCGACACCTCCAACGACAGCCACAGGCTGACCATCTTTGGTGCGAAGGTTCTCTTGCACTAAACGATACAGCTGATCTGGCGCCAATGCACCAGCCTGCGAAAGTTGTGAGATTGCGCCAGCCTTTAGCTGTTCTTGCGTGAAAGATGTCTCCATTGAGGAGATTTTTGCGTCACGCTCGGCTAGTTGCTGCTTTAGGTCGGCAACGGTGTCTTGGGCTTGCTCCCAGAGGGTTTTAAACTCGCCAGACTCAGCCAGTTTTTGGGTTTTGGCGCTTTCTTGGGCGCTACGCAATTCATCAAGTTGTTTTTGAATTGCTTCCCGGTTATCTCGGTCTTTGCGGCGTTCTGCAATAAGCTCCGCGTTCTTTGCTTTGATTGCTTCTAGTTGGGCTGCCAGATCGGAGCTTTCAACCACAGGTTGAGGTGCAACATTCTCCACAGGAGGTGTTGCTTGCTGTTCTTCGGGCACGGTAATGTGTTACACGAACGTATTTAGACTAGCACTTAAGAATTAGCTTCCTCTACGCGCTGGTTCATGTCGGGAGTTCCAGTGTTTTCGGCTGGTTCGACCAAAGCGAGGGCGTTTTCGGTGCTGGCGGCCAGTTCGTCCTCGATATTGATGTTGTCGGGCAGGATTTCGCCGCGACGCAGGATTTCCAGCAGCATTTGGTCGCTGATCTTGCCCAGTTGGTTGAGTTGGGTGATGACGGAAACGTCTTGGCCGATCAGGCGGTAATAGTCGAAGTCGCGGTCGATTGTGATTTCGGGGGGTTCGATGCCCACGTATTGGGCGGCAAAGCCGTAGGCCTGATTCAGGGCGCTTTCCAGTTCTTGGCTGATGATCGAGAGCACGCTGTTGGATTGGGCTTGGTCGATGCGCTTTGCCTCGGCAGATTCGGCTACAAACTTTTGGCCGAACAGTTTGGTGACGCCCAAGGTGGACATCTGTTGCTCCAGGGATTCGAGTTCGGCCATTTGGGCGTCGAAACTCGTGGAGTCGGCTTGGACGTAGTACGCCTTGTTGCCCGGTTGCATGGCGATGGCGTAATTCACGCCCATCGTTGCGCTGCCGGTCGTGTCGTCCCAGCCCTCTAGGACAAGAGTGGGCATTGCGGCGATGTGCAGGGCGTGGATTAGGTCCGCTTGGCGTTGGTAGTGGGTGATGTTCAGGTTGGCGATGTCCAGCAGCGGTGGCAGGGAGCGCAACATGCCCCGGCGGTTGCTGTAGATCGGCACCATCGGGATTTCGTCCAGGCTGTAGCCGCCGGTTTGCGTGAACTCAACTACGTCTTCGCCAAGGGTGTAGAGGTCGTAGCGGCCGGGGTAGATCACCCGCATTTGCTCGATTTGCTCTTCGCCGAAATCGTTTAGGGGGCGGGTGGTGTACTCGTGGATGCGGACCTGGGTCAAGGGGGAGCCAGGCATGGTGTCGGCTTGGCGCCAGCCCCAGATCTGGGGGGCGTCAACGTGGACGAAGTAGGGGCGGCGGCCTTGGGCGCGTTCTTCTGCCAAGTTCATGGCGCCCATGGCAGCTGGGTAGTCCACCAAAATGGCGCTGTGGCCATAGGTCATGCTGCTGACCAATGCGCGGCGGGCGTACTCGTTGATGTTCGAGCCGATGCCGTCGATGTTTTGGCTTAGCTCCAGCCAGTAGGGGTCGCCTTCGATGTGGATGGGCTTGCGCAGGATGGCGCCAGCTGCGGTTTCGATTAGGCGGCTGGTGTAAGGGCTCAGAACGCTGCGGTCTACGCGGGTTTGATATGCGTCGTCGTCTTCGCGCGGTTCTTGGGGGAGGTATTTCTCGCTCATGTCGCGCAGGTAGTTCGTACCGCGCGTTACTGCTGCCATTACGCTCCAGTCGGCCATCATTGCGATGACTTCGAGGCTGCGAACGAAGGGAGATTCGCTTACTACGGCCCCGACCGGGGGGATATTACCGCTGTA